CACCAGAAAGTCTTCTGCTGAGAACAACATCACCGGTGGTGGTGTTAGTATCCCTTTTGAAGGGAAGCTCAGGCAACACCTTGGTTACCTGAGACTGTTTAACAGCGTTGTTAAACAGTACGATTCTAAAGCGGAGCGCTTTAGAACAATGTTGACCTGGACTCAGTCCAGGGCAACGGGTCTTTGTGACTCTTCAATGATAGATCTATCATTGGCCAAGTTCCGAAAAACGATTTCGGAACCTATCAATCCTTTAGAGATTGATGCAGGAATACTGATGTCCTGCATACGCGCCGGTAACGTTACCGGCACGGAAGCCCAGGTCTCAACGGGACCTAAGGCATGTCTCCAGTCTCCTCAGAAGGCTGGACGAGCGGAAGATATCAATTATCTTCCGGGCCAACGTCGCGACGACGTTGGTGGACAGACACGGTATCTACTGTATCTGTGTTCCCACAAAGTTCTTCGTGGGACCTATGACCTCCAAACCTTGGAGTTCACGCCTTGCTCTGCAAGGCCTGTAAGATCGTCTCACGATCTTATCAGTTGGGCAGTTCATGAACTGCTCTGCTCTCCATGGAGAGCACGCAGTGTAAGGTATCACTGCGTAGAGGACCAGAGCAAAGCTCGGTCCATTACTGTTGCGCACTATGCGTACCAGATAGTCATGGGCGTCTTCGCCCATGCCTTAGTTCCTGCAGTGATCTCTGCAGAAACATCGAGCGGCTTGAAAGCCGATCGAAACTTATGGAGATTTCTCCATGATCAGATGTCGCCAGAGGCGCCATCTTGGGATGGTTTCGATAACCAGCCCACTCAAGGTTTCTGTACAGACCTTGAGGAAGCCACCGATTTTGGAAATTGGTGGTTTGCCCGGGCCGTTTGGTCCGAGCTCTTGCGCCAGACATCTGGCCCAAGACAGCCAACAGCATTAATGCTGTTAGCTAAGACGTTTTATACGTCTTCGCGTTCGGTATACTATCGCACGCGAACAAATCGGTATGACCGATTTTCCACATCAAGAGGCTTCTTGATGGGAGATCTTTTTACAAAGATCATCTTGACCATTGGTCAAGACTACAACGTTAGAAAAGCGTTGCAGGATTCCCCCCTGGGGGAATATCGTTCAAATAAGCACATTGAACGAACGGCATCATTGATGCCCTACAATCTTGAGACTCTCAAGGTTGCCGGACTTGCTCAGCGCAAGCCAGTGCGCCCAAAATTTTTGGGTGCAGCCTACTCCTTGGTAGGCGACGACGTAGTAGTGCTCTACGCCGTCACTTGGCATAATGCCAAGTTTGCCCCGTTCTTTAGAACGGCGGCATCCACCGG